TTACTTCTCATTCAGATATTTTATAGCTACCTCAATACTTGGAAATACTTGTGAACCAAATTTCACACTTCCTGACTTTGGGTCATAATACCCCACGTGACCCTTAAAAGTTGCTCTGTGAAAAGTATACATATAAAAGATATACCCGTATATTAATCAGAGGGAATGGGGTTGTCGATTATTATGGGGAATATGTTTTCTGGTAAAACCTCTGAACTTATTCGGAGACTTAAGCGTTTAAAAGTTATCGGAAAAGATGTAATGATTATAAATTCTGCAAAAGATATCAGGTCACCAGAAGAAGTTCTAAAAACCCACGATAATGTTCAATTCGACTGTCATAAAGTGTTTGATCCTTTTGAAATTATTAATACAGATGAATTCGATAGGGCTGATATAATTGCTATTGATGAAGGACAATTCTTCCCTAGACTCAAGAAGTTTGTGGAGTGTTGTCTACACGTAAACAAGTCTGTGATTCTCGCTGGCCTCGACGCTGATTCTTTTCAGTGTAAGTTTGGGGAACTTATTGATTGTATCCCACTCGCGTGTGATGTAACCAAACTTTCAGCACTTTGTATGCGTTGTAATGATGGAACTCTAGGTCCTTTCACTAAACGAATCGTAGACGATAAAACCCTAGAGCTCATCGGTGGAAGTGACAAATACATAGCTGTGTGTCGGAATCATCTCACCTATTGATATCTAAAATGAGAACCACCCGTTTACCAGTGCCCTCTTTCACGAGTTCGTGATACCTGGAATGGTCGAATATAAAGTCTTCACCCTCTTCATGAACGTGTGAGCCCCCCTCAGTATACAAAGTGCACGCACCACCACCTTGTATAGTGATGTGGTATCTTAGCAGACTGTTAGACTCAGCTCTGTGTGGATACAGCCTCATCGGTCCTTCACTCACGGCAAATGCGGCGACTTTGGTGTCTATACATGGAATCTTTTTCACCAAACTATTTAGAATTGGAAAATGTTCAACCTTGTAGAAGTAATACTCCTCATTCTTCTCGAACCACGGACTGATGTCATGGTAAAATGTTTTATCGAGGGATGGGTGAATAGTTTCAAATTCTTCTTTGATCTCGTCGAAGTGAAACTTTATCAACATTAGACCAGGAAAGTTTTTCACTGAACACTCTGAGTTGAAGTATAACATGTCCCTAAAAGTGTTTCTTATCCCTGACAGGGGTCTCATCGGATTTTGGAAGTAGAGAGTGTCTATAGGGAGCTTCAAAAAATCATAGGCGATCATTAGGGTTGGGACCAACAGGAGCCTCCACATTATTTTCTCAGTAGATAATAAAATGCCTGGTTATACCCAAGAAAAGTTGGAGCCCAAGCCCACTAAGGAAGTCAAGGACGTTGCCACTCGTTTCTCGATGCCCACCATCCCCAAATTAACTATTGTTCAGATGGTTCTCGCTGCTAGCATCGTTCTCTACGCCTTCAAGGCTCGTAAGATGAAGGGTGTTGTAGTGTCCAGCCTCGCTCTTGCTATTGCCCTTCTTCACATGTATGATCACCTCTACCGTGTGAAGCGTGGTGATGAGAGTCTCTTCTTCCTCCCCAAGAAGGAAGCCTACGGGTGCAAATCATGCAGCAATTAAATTATTTTCAGAGTATATTATAAGTATGCACGTCAAGATTACTCGTAGCCCCAATTCTGTTAAGAAATTTAGGGCTACATTAGAAGACGGCAGGACTGTTGACTTTGGTGCGCGTGGATATTCCGACTACACCAAACACAAGAATCCTTCACGTATGCGTTCCTACGTACTCCGCCATGGTGGTCGAGTACCCAAACGCACATCAGCAGAGAGAGACCCCAAGAAGATACATGACAGGATGTTGAATGTAGATTACAGTTTCTCAGAGAATTGGGGAATGAGTGGTATCAACAGTGCTGGTTTTTGGTCACGTTGGTATCTCTGGAGTTTCCCATCTTTGGGGGGTGTCGAGAAGTTCATGTCCAAGAAGTTTGGAATCATCATTCATTAGCTTTGGGTCAACTAAAGCCGCCGGGCTTACATTTTATTTATCAGCTTAAAGTATTGGGGTGTAAATCATTTGTGGGGGAGTCCCACCGTTATACAAGTTGGTTAGTCATATAACCAGGTTGCACCGTTCCTATAGCTCAGTTGGTTAGAGCGTGGTGCTTATAACGCCAAGGTCCCGGGTTCGAGCCCCGTTTGGAACAGCTTTTAGAATGAGTTATCCTCATTGTAAAAGTTGTGATTTTGAATGTTTGTGATTATGAAAATGATTTAGTAGTTCCCTCTTCCTTCCGCTTCTCCCGACACGCGTCGTTTTTCTCCTTCTTAGCCTCAGCCTTGCCAGGGTTCGCCTTAGCCTTATTCTCTTGTTTGATTTTCTTCTTCTCGGAATCAGTCAATTTATCTTTCGTCGTTTTATCAATGGCCATCCTTTATAACAATGTATCGTTTCAATTCTATAAGCCTATTCAATACCCCCACTTTACATCATTAACTGTGGCGTTTTTATACTGTCTCGAGACGAAACTTTCTTGTCCGTGCTCTCGATGTCCTATTGTGCTACGACGGGACCTGTCTATGCGCATATAGTTTCTTAGATCTTTGTAATACACTCGAGCACCTTCCGCTATGAGGTCCTCATGTTTCATATCTACATGGTTATCCATGGGTAAGAAGTGCTTCACGTAATTTTTCATATTCGGCACGTGGACGAGATAACATTTGGTGCTTGATATCCATTTTACACGTTCGATTTCTTCCTCCCCGTTGTCGAATGGAAGTCTGGATAAACAGTGGAAGAAGCACATTTCAAAGTCATCACCCTTTTTATCTATGACATCTTGAATTTGTTTGTATAATTGGTTCGACTTTACGATGACGTTATCTTCAAATATGACAGCGTATTTTAAACCCTGGTCGAAGCATCTATCATAAAACTCCATGTGACCCATGAAACAGCCAATAGCACCCATATTGAAATACGTGATATCTGGTCTAATCACATTCGAGTTGTAATGCATTTCTACAGCCTTGTTGAAATATTTTGGTGGGATTTTGTCCTCGTACTCTCGAGCAGTCTCTACATTTCGGGTATCTGACCCGTATATCACTTCAATCGGTATACTGGAATCATGGTTTTCGAAGAATTTCTTTTGTCTCAACTTTTCATCTTTCATCGTCAACAAGAAACATTTATACTGATACTTTGACTTGTTTACTATGATGAACAAACTGATGACGAACAGAATGACAAAAGATATCATACCTACTTAAACATTACATTTTAAATTCAAGTAATGGATGACATCATAAATGCCATCGGGTTGGTAAGTGCTATTCTCATCACTGTTATGTTCGTTCCTCAGGTTGTTCATGTATACAATACGAAGGACACAAACGCACTCAATTATACATTCTTATGTATAAATATATTGGCGAGTGCGTTGGGTCTAATCTACTCCATATTTTTCACCATCATTCCCATGATAGTGGCCAATACATCGGCTGGTCTTTTTTCCGTCTCACTTCTAACGATGAAATGTGTGAATGAGTTTAAAGATAAGGATGTTATTATTGGTAGACCGAGTGAGGAAGTTGCCACTCCAGCTCTCATGGTGTAGTTGGTCAACACTGTGGACTTTGAATCCACCACCCCAAGTTCAAGTCTTGGTGGGAGCTACTTCTCGGAGCATGATTGGTTTTATGCATCAGACTGTAGATCTGTCCAATCCAAGTTCGAATCTTGGCGAGAAGAAAGTCGCCGTATATCAATAGCGCAATTGTAGTTTGTATTTTTTACAGACTAATTCTCTGGTGGCCTATCTGGCAAAGGCATCCGACTGTTATTACATTTATTAATGACTAAATACTCAGTTATCGGGAGATAGTGGGATCGAAACCCATCCAGAGAGTCCTTTTACAGTGTGTTATCCACTTTGTAAAATTTCTTTTTTATACCTTTCCAAAACTTCTGTAGCTTCTTCCTTTGTTTTGTAACTTCCTATGTATTTGGATCTATATGTAAGTTGCCACCCATTTCCTCTGGGACGTATATTACCAGATTTCTTTTGATTAGGTCTTACGAAGTTTTCTGGATCTTCCAAGTATTTGTTTCTCGCATTTATAGCTTCTTGTTTTGTTGTATATTTTCCAAGAAACTTATTTTTTTTACCATCATAAAATGACGATTGCCACATATTTTCATTTTTTTTGAATGTGACTCCTTTGTCATCTATATTGCGTGGTAATGTTGGTTTCACAAAGTTTTCTGGATCTTTTCTATACCTTTCTAAAGCCTCTTTAGCCTCTTCTTCTGTTTTGTATCGTCCTAAATGTATATTTTTACCATCTATACATGGTATCACCTGCCATTTATCACGACTTTTACTGTAAAATATACCAATACCCTTACCATTTCCAACTCTCTTAGGAGGGGGTATTTCAAACCCATCTGGATCTTCTGTAAACTTTTTCTGAACCTCTATAGCCTCTTCTTTGGTTTTAAATGGTCCAACTCTATGTGTTATACCATCTCTCGCGACGTTAATAGACCATGATGTCACAGTTCCATCTTTATTTATACCGTTTTTGACCAGATTTCCAAGAAGTCCATCCCTCCGCTTACTAATTTCCCTTTGTTTTTCAATCATGAGCTTTCTTGATATGTCAGAGACCCTTTCACTCCTCCCACCACCTTCACGTATGTTATATCCCCCAGGTTCTAATGTTCCATGTTCACTGATGAGTTTCCTCTCCATTTCACCGAGTATAGTAGCATTTCCTTCCCAAATTACGAAAACTTTAAAGTTGTCCCATCCATGCTCTTGGGTGGCTTCAGATAAAGCACGACACGAATTTTTATTATTGCCTTTGTGTTGTTGAATACGCGTTTTTAGGGGCTGAATAGTCTTACCTATATACGATTTCCCCGATACTTCACAGTGAATCCTATAGATAATCCCCGCAGGACCCATACATTCTTTAATTTCTTTTTCTTTAAACAGAATTGTGATTGAAAATGAAACTGACGTGAATGGTGTTACTTAAAAATACAAAACCCAACAATAGTAATGACAACTCTTGTTAAGTTTCTGTTTACCCCACTTATTCCCAGTAAGAGGAAGTCTAAAGGACTGAAGTCTTCACTGTTAGACCACCCGCCACCCCCCATCCCTGTAAAATCCGAATGGAGCTTTGGTCCATACTCGTGGAAAGTTACGGTTGAAGCTCTCGACGTTGATGGCGCTGTTGATAAAACATTTATCGGTTACAGTCAGAATATGAATATCACAGACAGGACTAAGAGTGCATGTGATAGGCATAAAAGGGTTGGAACTACATGTGGAGAACCCCAGATGGCCATGAAAGGTGGTGAATGTGATGAAGTCATTTTCATGAAGTCGAAGAATGATTCGAAATTGGTTCCAGTCTTTTGAAGTTACACTTCTTCTATCGCA